AGATATACACCATGGGACTCCTGAAATAAATTTATATGATACAAGTTCAGCTGGTCAATTTAGATTCTTTTTAGATGGTGTTGCGGCTACTATTAAAAATTATTCTACTAATGGTAATATATCTATAATAACAACGGGTACTGGAAAAGTTGGTGTTGGTACTACATCCCCAATTGGTGGGTTACAGATTTCAGATGTTTCTGGAAATACAAGATATACTTCTAGTGGGTGGTCTAACTATTTGGTAATTGATGCTGCTCAGTCAGGTGGTGGTGGAATCATGTGGACTAAACAATCATCAACTTATAATAGAGCAGTTTTAGTTAACCAAGGTATAATGGAATTTGGTAGAAGTACTGCTGATGATGCTAGTGCCGCTTGGACAGCTGATATGAAAATAATGTCAGATGGAAAAATTGGTATAGGCCAAGGCGACCCAGGGAGTGGTTATACAGTAGGTGTAGATGGCGGAGGTATTATAGTAAACTCACAAAGTAACCCTTGGGCTTTTACATCTAATCCAAGTTCAGGAAATTATGGGGGATTATTATTACAATATAATGGAGTAACAAAAGGTACTTGTTATTACAATTCAGGTACAGTAATTTTTGGTGGTGAATCCGGTATTCCTTTGAGACTAACAGCTGGCGGTCAGTATGGTTTACATATGGATCCAACAAATAGAAATATACACATAGGTGGTACTAGTGATGCAAGTTATAAATTACAAGTTACAGGAACGATGCATGTTAGCGCAAATGCTACATTTGCAGGAACAGTAGATCACCAGGGGATAGTTCTAAATGGTGGAGATGGGTCACAAATAGATACTAAAGTTACTCACAGTCTTACTTTAAATTTAGTTGGTAATTCTTGGGTGGATACAGGAATATATAGTAATTCAGGATCTTACCAACTAGAAGGTTCAGGAACTTACGCTGTACAGATTTATAGTAATGACCATTCTGGTGAACCTTACTTTTATAGTTTTTATGCAAGTGGAATTATGTCTTGGTTTCATGGTACTGTGAATTCAGGGGAATCTTGGGAAATTCCTTTACATACAGCTGCCCATTCTGGTAATGGTAGATACTTAGCACTTAGGGTAATGAACACTACATCTTCGGGTTCCCCAGCAAATAACGCCCGTATAGAAGTCAAATTATTGGGTACTGGGACAGCTACTTCTAGTAATACAGCTCTAAGTTTTAGATTTAGAAGATTAATGTAAAATAAATAAACAAATAAATAATTAAAAATAATAAAAATGGCAATAACTTATAAATGGAGAATCCATGCTTTAGATACGGATGTCTCCAAAGACAGCAAAGATAATGTTGTGAAAACGATACATTGGGGCTTAGAAGCTACCGAAGGCACAGATCCTGTGTATCATGCTAACTCATTAGGCACACATGATGTGGTTTATGATAAAGATGATTTTTTAGCTTATGCTGATTTAACAAAGGCTAAAGTGATATCATGGTTAGAAGATGCTGAAAAGGGCATAGATGTAGCTACCACAAAGTCAGGGTTAGATGCGGCTATAGAATTACAAAAAACACCAGTTGAAAAGACTTTTCACAACCCATTCAACGAAGAATAAGCTAAATAGTTAGAAATTAAGTAAAACAAGTAATAATAAATTATAACCAAACAATTAAATTAAATCAAAAAATTAGATTATGGAAAACCAAGAAAAAAAGATTACCAAAGAACAATTAGAAGAGTTACAGGGATTTGTAGGTAAAATTAATCAAGCTGCTACGCAGATTGGTAATTTAGAACTACAAAAACACCACATTAAGATTGCAACCATAGAGGTGCAACAAGACTTATCTAAGCTACAAAGTAAATTAGAAACAAAGTACGGAAAAGTACAAATAAATATTCAAGACGGAACTTACGAGCCTATTCCAGAAGAGGAAGGGGCAGCTGTAGAACCTGAAGTATTGAAAGAAGGGAAGTAAAATCATGTCACTGGTAAGAAAAATTAGTATAGGTAGGGATTATAAAAATGATGCCATGCACTACGCTGTCGGCCAAGAAGTTTATGGTGGCCATAAGATATGTGATATTGTAGAGGAATCTGATAAATTTTCTATTTATATTAAAAAAGGAAAAGAAGTATTACCGTGGAAAGATTTTAATAAAAATATGGCTATAGCCGTTGAATATAACTTAGAATATTAATGCGAAGCTTATTTGACTTTATAGTTAAACCTAAAAGCGAACGATACGATAATAAAAAATATATTGATGGTCAGGAATTACTGTTGAATACAGAAATATCTGATCATCGGTATGTTAGTCGTATAGGGATAGTGACAGCAATACCTAAGTCAGAAAATACAAAAATACAAGTAGGGGATGAAGTAGTTGTACATCACAATGTTTTTAGAAGATGGTATGACCAGTATGGTAAAGAAAAAAATACTAGAAGTTTTCACAAAGAAAATATGTATTTTGTAACACCCGAGCAAATATTTTTGTATAAAAATAATAATAAATGGCACGCTCCAGATAATTATTGTTTTATTAAACCAATTATATCTAATAATATATTATCTAGCGACAAAGAAATTCCTTTTAGAGGAATTATAAAATATGTTGACAAAAATCTTAAAGGTATAAAAAAAAATGATTTAGTTGGTTTTACACCAAGCAGTGAATATGAATTTATTGTTGATGGTGAAAGATTATACAGAGTATTAACTAATTCAGTATCTATTAAGTATGAACGTCAAGGAAACGAAAAAGAATATAATCCAAGCTGGGCACGCGGCTGTTAAAGAACTTATCAAAGTAGCCAAAGAGCCTATTGTCGAAACAGAGGATGATATATCAGCTGATAGACTTAAAAATGCAGCTGCAACTAAAAAACTTGCAATATTTGATGCTTTTGAAATATTGAATAGAGTTGAGGCTGAAAAAGCATTACTTGAAGGTAAAACACTAGAAGAAAAGCAAGAGTCATTTAAAGGCTTTGCTGAAAGAAGATCTAAATAATGTACAAACAATCATTATATAGCGTTATAAAGCCTGTAAAAATTAATGCAATTAAAAGGCTTAATAAAGCAAAAAAGTGGGAATACGGTTATAATAAGGAACATGATATTATTGTAATTAGTAAAACTGGACAGATTGGAGATATTTACAATATACAAAATTTAAAAATAGCACTACCTAAACAACCAAAAGAAGTTTTTAAAGGTAATAATAAATGGGAGGTACAAGAGTATCCAAAAGAATTACAGAAATTAAAAACAATATTTGATTGGAGGGATTTGCCTGATGATTTCAAAAATAAATGGAATGTGTATATTGACAAAGAATTTACTAAACGTGAGGACGGTTATTGGTTCTATAATAAAGGTAACCCTATTTATATCACTGGTTCTCATTATATGTATTTGCAGTGGACCAAAATTGATGTTGGAAAACCAGATTTTAGAGAAGCAAATAGATTATTCTTTATATTCTGGGAAGCTTGCAAAGCAGACGCTAGATGTTATGGAATGTGCTACCTCAAAAATAGACGGTCTGGGTTTTCATTCATGGCATCGTCGGAAGCTGTCGGACAAGCTACTATTTCTTCCGATTCTAGATTTGGAATACTTTCAAAATCAGGTTCGGATGCAAAAAAAATGTTCACCGATAAAGTTGTCCCAATATCTGTTAACTACCCATTCTTCTTCAAACCAATACAAGATGGTATGGATAGACCAAAAACAGAATTGGCATACCGTGTACCAGCAAGTAAACTAACAAAAAAGAGTATACTTACAAGACAAAAAACCGAAGAGCTTGAAGGGTTAGATACAACTATTGACTGGAAAAACACAGGAGATAATAGTTATGATGGTGAAAAATTAGCTTTATTAGTACATGATGAAGCTGGTAAATGGGAAAGACCAGAAAATATTTTAAATAACTGGAGGGTAACAAAAACCACATTAAGACTTGGTTCTAGAGTTATCGGTAAATGTATGATGGGTTCTACAAGTAATTCATTAGATAAAGGAGGAGAAAACTTTAAAAAACTATATAATGATTCAGATGTTACAAAAAGAAATCGTAATGGCCAGACTCGCTCAGGATTATATAGTTTGTTCATACCTATGGAATGGAACTTCGAGGGATTCATTGATTCTTATGGATTACCTGTATTCGATACACCGAAGGAAGCCGTCGAGGGTAATTACGCCCAGTTCATTGATGTCGGGGTTATCGAACATTGGGAAAATGAAGTTGAAGGATTAAAAGGAGATCAAGACGCTTTAAATGAATTTTATAGGCAATTTCCAAGAACTGAGGAACATGCTTTTAGAGATGAAACTAAAAATAGTATTTTTAATTTAGCTAAAATTTACGAACAAATTGATTATAATGAAGAGGCTAAATATGATAGTGTTATTAATACTGGGAATTTTTCATGGAAAAATGGAATTAAAGATACCCAAGTAGAATTTACACCAAATTTAAATGGTAAATTTAATATAACTTGGGTACCAAGTAGAAATTTACAAAATAAAATAATAATAAAAAATGGAGGTAAATATCCAGGTAATGAGCATATCGGCGCATTTGGATGTGACAGTTATGATATATCTGGTACAACTGATGGCAAAGGATCTAAAGGAGCTCTACACGGATTAACCAAGTTTAGTATGGAGAATGCTCCACCAAATAGATTTTTTTTAGAATATATTGCTAGACCTCAAACTGCTGAGATATTTTTTGAAGATGTATTAATGGCTTTAGTATTTTATGGAATGCCATTATTATGTGAAAATAACAAACCAAGATTATTATATTATTTAAAAAGAAGAGGTTACAGGGGATATTCAATGAATAGACCTGATAAAATCTGGAATAGATTATCTGTTGCAGAAAAAGAAATAGGAGGAATACCAAATTCAAGTGAAGATATTAGGCAAGCTCATGCCGCAGCTATAGAAAGTTATATTAATAATTATGTTGGCATGAAAGAAGATAATAACTGTGGTGATATGTATTTTAATATTACATTAAATGATTGGGCTAAGTTTGATATAAATAAAAGAACAAAATTTGATGCCGCGATAAGTTCAGGCTTAGCGGTTATGGCATGTAATAAAAATTTATATGCGCCCCGCGCACATATAGAATTAAAAGATAAAGTTAATTTTAGTTTTGCTAAATACAACAATAAAGGAAATTTTTCAAAAATCATACAATAAATGGCTAAAGTAATAAAACAGGGCATTTTTCCAAGTCAAGCTGCAAGCGATACTGAGAAATCTAGCGAACAATATGGTTTGCAGATTGGTAACGCTATAGAAGCAGAATGGTTTAAAAAAGATGGGTCAGATACACGTTACTTTGCAAATAGAGATAATTTTCATAGATTAAGACTATATGCAAGGGGGGAACAAAGTGTAGAGAAATATAAAAACGAATTATCAATTAATGGTGATTTATCTTATCTTAATTTAGATTGGAAGCCAGTTCCTATTATACCTAAATTTGTGGATATTGTTGTTAATGGTATTGCAGAGAGAGGTTATGATTTAAAAGCTTATTCTGTAGATAGTGTAGCTTCAGCAGCAAGGACCGAGTATGTTAAGGGATATTTAGAAGATATGCGTTTATTTGAGTTCAAACAAAACGTAGAAGCACAAACAGGTTTAAACACATTTAAGAATGACCCAAATAATCTACCTGAATCTGATGAAGAGTTAGAATTGCATATGCAATTAAACTATAAACAAAGTATAGAAATTGCTCAAGAACAAGCATTAACTAATGTATTTGATTTAAACAAATATGAACTTCTTAAGAAAAGATTGGATTATGATACTACAGTTTTAGGTATATCTTGTGTAAAAAATAGTTTTAATACAGCTGAAGGTATTAAATTAGAATATGTAGATCCTTCTGATTTAGTTTATTCATATACTGAATCCCCTTATTTTGATGATTTATATTACGTAGGTGAAGTAAGAAAATTAACTATTGGAGAATTAAAAAAACAATTCCCAGAATTAACCACTGAAGATATAAAGAAATTAGAATCTTATGGGGCAGGTAGTACGAAATTACGTAATAAATTTTCTACATCTGGTAGTATTGATAGTAATTATGTATATGTATTGCATTTTGAATATAAAACTTTTGAAAATCAAGTTTATAAAATAAAAGAAGGTAGTAGTGGTTACCAAAAAGCTCTAAAGAAAAATGATGGATTTAATCCACCTGAAGAAAGTGATCCTAGATTTAAGAAAGTAAACAGATCAATTGAATGTTTATATGAGGGTGCTAAGATTGTTGGTCAAGAAAAGTTATTAAAATGGCGAAAAGCTGTTAATATGACTAGGCCTAAATCGGATATTACAAAAGTAGCTATGAGTTATAATATTGTAGCTCCAAGAATATATAAAGGAAAGCCTGAATCATTAGTAGGGAGAATGACATCATTCGCTGATATGATTCAAATAACGCATCTTAAATTACAACAAGTTCTTTCCCGACTTGTACCAGACGGTGTATATTTAGATGCGGATGGTCTTGCTGAAGTGGATTTAGGTAATGGTACAAATTACAATCCACAAGAAGCATTGAATATGTATTTCCAAACTGGTTCTGTTATTGGTAGATCAATGACACAAGACGGCGATATGAATCCTGGTAAAGTACCTATTCAAGAACTCCAATCATCAGGAGGTAATAATAAGATAGCTAGTTTAATACAGTCTTATAATATGTATTTACAAATGATGAGAGATGTAACTGGGTTGAATGAAGCAAGGGATGGTAGTACGCCAGACAAAAACGCTTTAGTTGGATTACAAAAATTAGCCGCTGCTAATAGTAATACAGCCACAAGACATATACTGCAAGGTGGTTTATATTTAACATTAAAAACAGCCGAAGCAGTATCGTTAAGAATATCAGATGTATTAGAATATTCTAATACTAGTAACCAATTTATGCAAACCTTGGGTAAAATAAATGTAGGTAATTTAAATGAGATTAAAGATTTACATATGCATGACTTTGGTATATTCTTAGAATTAGCTCCTGATGAAGAAGAAAAACAACTTCTTGAAAATAACATTCAGATGGCTATTCAACAACAAGCTATAAATCTTGAAGATGCTATTGATGTTAGGGAAATTCGTAATTTGAAACTTGCTAATCAATTATTAAAAGTAAGAAGAAAAAGAAAACAACAACTTGATCAACAGCTTCAGCAACAAAACATTCAAGCACAATCTCAAGCTAATCAAGAATCTTCTCAAGCTGCTGCGGCCGCTGAGATACAAAAGCAACAAGGTATTGCTGAAAGTAAAGTACAAATAGAGCAAGCTAAATCTGGTTTTGATATTCAAAAATTAGAAAAAGAAGCGGCTATTAAAAAAGAATTAATGCAATTTGAATTTGATTTGAATATGAAGCTTAAAGAAGTTGAATCAAATGGAATTAATGATAAAGAGAAATACAAAGAAGATCGTAAAGACGAAAGAACAAAAATACAAGCATCACAACAAAGTGAATTAATAGACCAGAGAAAATCTGGTAAAGCCCCTAAAAACTTTGAATCCGCTGGATTTGATAATTTAGGTGGATTTGGATTAGAGCAATTTGATCCAAGATAAATTTTTTTAACAATTATATAATATTTTATTATGGCAAAAGCTAAAGCTAAAGTGCTGGAAGACGAAATAAAGACTCCAGCCGAAAAAGAAAAAGAAGTACAAAAAGATTCTAATTTTGATGAAGAATCTGGTATGTACAAAGTAGATTTAACTAAACCGGAAAAGGTTGAGGAAAAACCTACTGACAAAAAGGTTGAAAAAGAACCTGAACAAGAAGAAACACCTGTATTAGAAGAAATAACTGATGAAACAGATAAAGTTGACAAGGATGGAGTGGATGGAAGCACTGAAGCTACCGACACCACAAAGGAACAAGAAGAAATATTACAGGAAAAAGAAACACAAGAACCAGTAGAATTACCAGAAAATATACAAGAACTTGTAAAATTTATGGAAGAAACTGGTGGAAGTATTGAAGATTATGTTAGATTAAACGCAGATTATAATAGCGTAGATGAAGACGTATTATTAAGAGAATACTATAAACAAACAAAATCACATCTCAGTTTTGATGAAGTATCTTTTTTATTAGAAGACCAATTTTCTTTTGATGAAGAGATAGATGAACCAAGAGATGTTAAAAGAAAAAAATTAGCTCATAAAGAAGCAGTCGCAAATGCTAAAAACTTTTTGACAGGGTTGAAGGATAAGTATTACAAGGAAGTCAAGTTGGGTTCTAAGTTACTACCTGAACAGCAAAAAGCTATAGAATTTTTCGATCGCTATAATACTGAGCAAATATCAGCTGAGCAATTATTAAAGAAGCAAACAACACATTTTAAACAACAAACTGAAAATGTTTTTAACAAAGATTTTAAAGGTTTTAATTTCGATGTCGGAGATAAAAAATATAGGTTTAACGTTAAAGATGCTAATACAGTGAAAGAATCCCAGAATTTATCAAAGGTTTTTGAAAAATATGTTGATAAGGATCAACTCCTTACTAACGCAGGTGGGTTCCATAAAGCTTTATTTGCTGCTTCTAATCCTGATGCTTTGGCTAATCATTTTTACCAACAAGGTAAAGCGGATGCTGTAAAACAAATTACAACAGATGCGAAGAACATCGATATGAACCCCCGTAAAACTGCGGATGGTTTTGTTGATGCTGGTGGTTTAAAAGTGAGAGTTATTTCAGGTGATGATGATTCAGGGCTAAAATTAAAGTTCAAAAATTATTAACAATTAAAAAAACCAATTAAAAAATGGCAACAAACGCAACTTATGCAGGACCAGGCGTGTCCAGTTTAGCTACTCCGGCTACTTCTAAAATGACTACAGCAGGTAGTTACTTAGATATTCAAAACGACGGATGGGCAAAACAATACTTACCTGAACTGTATGAAAAAGAAGTTGAAAGATACGGTAATAGAACCGTAGCTGGATTCTTAAAAATGGCAGGGGCAGAAATGCCTATGCAATCGGATCAAGTAATTTGGTCTGAGCAAGGAAGATTACACTTAGCATACAATGCTCAAATTAATCCCGTAACAGGGGCAGTTGATACTTTTACAGGTATTGACTCAGGAGCAACTGAAGCTCACTCGTTAAGAGTAGGTAACACACTTGTATGTGATATAGGTGGAGTCGTATTTAAAGCATACGTACAAACAACCGCAGATACCGCTACGGCAGTTATTGTGCCTTACGGTGCTGAAAACGTTGATGACCTAACGGGAATCTCAACTACAGATAATCAAGTAATTAAGATGTTTGTATATGGTTCTGAATTCAAAAAAGGAACTGATGCAATGACTGAATCAGTTGAACCTACGTTCAAAACTTTTACAAATAAACCAATGATCCTTAAAGATCATTTTGAAATCAATGGTTCTGATACTGCTCAAATTGGGTGGGTTGAAGTAACTGGTGAAAGTGGTCAAGGTGGTTACTTATGGTACTTAAAAGCATCTGGTGATACTAATAAAAGATTTGATGAATATATGGAAATGGCAATGATCGAAGCTGAAAAATCGGCTTCTACAGCGCATGCAGATATTCCTGCTGGATCTGAAGGTTTACTTTCAGCTATTGGCAATAGGGGTATTGTAGCAACATTACAATTTGATGCAGCAACACCAGCAGCTGATAAGCTTCCTGAATTTGACTTATTATTAAAAGAATTAGACAAACAAGGGGCTATTGAAGAAAATATGTTATTTTTAGATAGAGATGCAAATCTTTATATAGATGACCTATTAGCTGGCCTTGATGGAGGTAGTGCTGGATCTGGATCTGCTTATGGTGTATTTAACAATTCAATAGACCAAGCGATCAATTTAGGATTCAAAGGATTTAGAAGAGGTTCTTATGACTTTTATAAAACTGACTGGAAATATCTTAACGATAAATCTACAAGAGGTAATTTAGGTGGTTTACAAGGAGTTTTACTTCCAGCTGGGAGTTCTTCTGTTTACGATCAAACATTAGCCGCTAACGTTAGGAGACCTTTCTTACATGTAAGATACAGGGCTTCTCAAGCGGATGATAGAAAATTGAAAACTTGGGTTACAGGTTCAGTAGGTGGCGCTGCTACAACTGGATTTGACAAGATGGAAATTCACTATCTATCAGAAAGATGTTTAGTAACGCAAGCTGCTAACAACTTTATAAGATTCGATTCTTAATATTTATTAAAGGTAACGGGTGCTTCGGCACCCAGCACCTTTATTTTAACATTTTTATTATATTATATCATGAAACAAACAAAAAAAGTGGTTACAAAACCACAGGTTGTAGAACAACCAAAATCAAAACCTATTGAAGTTAAAAAACCTAAATGGGAAATAAAAGACAGGTTGTATGAGCTAACTATTAGTGATACACCAATTACATACATATTAAATAGTAGAGGAATTTTACATTTTGATGAAGAAAAAGGCTATGAAAGAGAAATAAAATATTGCGAAAATCAAAAAACAGTTTTCCAAGATGAAATGAAGGGGAGTCAAAGGCTAAGCCATATTTCTTTTAAAAATGGTAAACTTTATGTTCCAAAAGAAAAACAAACGTTACAAAGTTTTCTTAAACTTCATCCAAAAAATGGTACTCATTTTCAAGAGTATGATGCAGTGCAAATTGCAGAAGATGAATTAGATACACTCCAATTAGAAATTACAGCTTTAACAGCTGCACAGGCTATTGATGTTGACCATGCAGAAGCTATTTTGAGGTCAGAACTTGGATCTAAGGTATCTAGCATGACTTCTAAGGAACTTAAAAGAGATTTGCTACTATTTGCTAAAAAGAACCCAGAATTGTTCTTAGAATTAGCGGAAGATGAAAACATTAATATTAGAAATTTAGGTATAAAAGCCACAGAAAATCATATTATAACTTTATCTAGCGACCAAAGAACATTTAATTGGGCATCAACAGGAAGAAAACTTATAACAGTTCCATTTGATGAAAATCCATATTCAGCATTAGCTGCATGGTTTAAAACAGATGAAGGTGTGGAAGTATTCCAAACAATTGAAAAAAGATTAAAATAATCGTTTATAGTGGTTGAGCCGCTATATGCGGCTTAATCATTATATAAAAAAATACTATGGCAATTTCAGTAAATTCAGTATATAGAACTGTACTTTCAATAATAAATAAAGAAGGTAGAGGATATTTAACGCCGGATCAGTTCAATAGAATAGGCGCGCAAGTACAATTAGACTTGCTAGAAAAATCATTTTTTGATTATAACAGGGCTATGAACAGAAAGAAAAGCTTTGTTGTAAATGATGAATACGGAGATTTGCCAAGAAATATAAAAGAAAAAATAGATATATTATCTAAAGAAGCTACTTTATCTATTGCATCAGGGTTAGCAACATTGCCCTCTGATTTATATAGAATTATAAATATAACATCAGATAGTAGAACAATTAATCTACAAGAAGTTAAAAAATCTGAATTATCTTATATAAATGCTTCAAAATTAACAAAACCTACTTCACAATATCCGGTATATTACTTAGAGTCGGCATCGGCTAATACCGCGAATCAAGCAACAACATCACAAACTTCGGGTACAACAATTACAACAACATCTGGTGTAATTGAAACAACAACTTACCCAGTAGTTGTAAGCGCTACTGTGACTGCAAAAACTTTTACTTATGATACATATTCGGCTAATATCCTTGCGGATGCTACTGCACTTGGTCATATTTTAAAAGGAGGGAGTATACCTACGACTGGTGTTCCTTTTAGAGTATATACAAATACAGCAGCTAGTGGGAGTGCAGGTACTATAGTAAGTAACTATTTCCAAAATGTATTATTTACAGAAGATGATGCTTTAACAGCTCATCCTTACCCCAGTGCAACAGCATCTATAACTTTGAATAGTTATAATTCTGCTATTCTACCTGGTATGGAGATTTCTGGTACTATAACAAATGCTTTTGGAACAGGGACTATCACAATTCCTGAGGGAATTACTGTTAGAACTAATACTAATACCAGTAGTAAAAGTGTTTTAGTTCTTGAAACTGGAGCTGGCGCAGAACCTGGTACTGGAACAATATATACTTGGTCTACTGCACCTTGGAAAGGGGATACTTTGACTTTTAAAACTACTAATTCAGCAAATACTAATATTAAATTTTTACCTACAACAATAGCATCTGCTCAAATAGACTATGTAAAAATACCCCAAGAACCTAAATGGGGATTCACAAGAACAAGTAATAACGCATATAACTATCAAGCTTCAACTTCTTATGATTTTGAATTACATAAATCAGAGCAAGTTAATTTAGTTATAAAAATACTTGCGCACGCGGGTGTAATAGTAAAAGACCCTACATTAATACAAATGGCAGGGAATGAGGAAAACAAAAAAATTCAACTTGAAATTACTAAATAATGGCATTACTACAAGAAACATCATATCAATATTACGAATCTAGTCAAGTAATTGTAGCTTCGGCAGGTCAAGCAGAATTTACAATAACTTTAGATCCAGTACCATCTAGTGCCGAGAAATTTCTTGTGTACGCTAATGATGTAGAAATAACCTCTGGGATTACATATGCTCCAGGGACAGGTGTATTAACTTTAGACCCCGCTAGAGCATTAGGAGATTCTATAACTATAAAATTAAAAGATAAAGGATTAGGCAAATATAGATATGTAAAATTAAATGATATTATAAATAACTATTTAGTTGCTTTTGTAGGAGATGGAAAAATTATTGATAGTGCTAAAAAAACAGATATAATGTTCCACGCAAAACGTGGTATACAAGAATTTAGTTATGATGTATCAAGAATTGAAAAAATACAAGAAATGGAAGTTGGGCCTAGTTTATCGATACCTATGCCACAAGATTATGTAGGATATACTCGTTTATCTTGGATTGATGGATCTGGTATTGAAAGATTAATATTACCCGCAAGATTTAGCTCAAGACCATCAGAAGCTTTATTACAAGCTGAAGATTATAATTATCTTTATGATGCAGATGATAATGCTTTAACAAGTACATCTGTGACTAGCGCTAGATTTAATGAGTTGGATATTGCGAATATTTCAGGTTCAGTACCTAATGCTAAAATAAGTCATGATATATATGATAGAGGAGTAGATAGAATGGCTGCACATGGTGCAAGATTTGGTTTAAGCCCTGAATTTACACAAGAAAACGGATTTTTTATAATTGATGAAGCAAATGGTACTATTAATTTTAGTAGTGATATGGTTGAAAGACTTATTACTTTAAAATATGTATCAGATGGTTTAGGAAGTGATGATGAAATGCAAGTACATAAATTTGCAGAGGATGCAATATATAAATATATAACTCATGCAATAGCTTCTTCAAAAGTTAATATGCCTGAATACATTATAAACAGATTTAGAAAAGAAAGAAGAGCAGCAATGCGCACCGCTAAGATAAGATTATCAAATTTAAAAACTGAAGAAATTACCCAAGTTATGAGGGGTAAATCTAAACAAATCAAATAGTACATATGCCAGAACTTAAAAATACCTTTTTAGAAGGTAAAATGAACAAAGATCTAGATGCTCGTTTGTTAAAAAACGGAGAATATGTCGATGCGCAGAATATCTATGTAACTAAATCTGAAGGTTCAAATGTAGGTACTGCACAAAATATTTTAGGTAATAAATTAAATTACACAGCTGGTGCAACTGTTGGTACTGTTATTGGTTATTTCGCAGATGGTGAAAGAACTCAAGATGATAAATATAAAATATTCTATTTTGTAAAAGGAACTGGTTCAGTTAAAGATAATATTTATTATTATGAAGCCGGGTCTACCACGGCACCTATATCATTAATAGACAATACTGATAACTTTTTAAATTTTAATACAGATTATTTAATAACAGGTGTAAATTTAATAGATGATTTATTATTTTGGACTGATGATTTAAACCAACCAAGGAGAATAAATATTGTAACAGCGAAAGCCGCTACAACATATTATGATAATGAAGATAAAATATCTGTAGCAAAATATTATCCTTATTCAGCACCCCAAGTTTTAAGACAAGTTGATGGGACAGATCACAGTGGGATGCAATTGTTAAAAACACAAGCAAGATTAAACGGGGCAGTTAATAATAGTAAAACTTTAATTATAGACGAGGAAAGAGGATCAACTGGCGCAAATATTTCACACGATGTGCATGTAGGCCAGGAAATTTATGATAATGTAACTTTTTTAGGTAAAGTTACAGCAGTAGACAACTTAACAATTACTTCAGATACCAATATAACCAAACTCGATAATACTTTAT